CAAAGGGAATAATTAGGTCAATCAAACTAGGACCCTCGGGTAAGCCGAAGGGATATTGGAAAAATATACCAAAATGACTAAAGAAAAACCATTTACCATAAGGGCCGCATACGGCCCAAAAGAACGCCTGGGTGACATAGGTGACCTGGGCGTATCACTAACAAAACAATCATTCACTAAGGAATGCGACATTAACAATATAATGGCGAAATACCAAAAGACGGGGGCGATAGACCACGTAAACAAGCATCAAGCCAGCTACGGCTATGCAACAAGCGATGACTTCCAGTCAGCGCTAGAAACGGTAGCTCGAGGCAAACGAATGTTTGACGAGCTACCATCATCAATACGAACTAAGTTCGATAACGATCCCGGAAAATTCCTAGATTTCGTCCAAGACGAAAACAATACAGAGGAAATGCAGGAACTAGGACTGGCGCATAAACTTCAGCCAGAAAAACCCATTCCTGCAAAACAGAGCGAAGCGACAAAAAAGGAAATACCGGAATCGAAAACTAAAACGAGCGAGAGCGAGTCCAAATAATGCAAATTAAATTCCATTTAATGCATCTAAAAAACCTCCTCAGAAAACCAACAATTAACTACACAAAAAAGAGGAAACTCGTCCTAAAAAACGCAGGCGTTTGGGGCGAGAAAGTACATATCTCTACTTGACGTATATGTACAGGGTGACACCGTCACCCTAATGAGTATAATCAACGATTTACGATGGAGAAATAAGACATGGCATTTCGACGAAAGATTTCTAAAAGGAAATCAAAAAGGCTGTTCACCAGGACAGCATCGCGCACAAATAAAAAGAATATGTCTAATGGACGTATAATGCGCGGCGGATACAGGTTATAAAATTACCTGTTATCACCCAATAAAAGCCCATCAAGCTGTAAGCGGGGGCCAATTAAAATTCGGGAAGTCACCACCCGGTGACGTAGCAACAAAATCAGTCTGGATAAAATGCGGGCGATGTATCGGCTGCAGACTAGACTATTCCAGACAATGGTCGGTCAGGATTATGCATGAAGCACAAATGCATGGGGAAAACTGCGTTATAACGCTAACATACGACGACAAATACCTCCCACCGGGAGGAACATTAATAAAAAGAGACTTTACGCTTTTCATGAAAAAGCTAAGAAAGAGTCTCGGTAAAAAAATCCGGTTCTATCACTGCGGCGAGTATGCCGAGCTAGATGAAGATATCGGAAAAAAACAATTAGAATCACGGCTAGGTCGACCCCATTATCACGCATGTATATTCAATCATCAGTTTGATGATATAGAGATATTCGAGAAAAAGGAAACCGGAGACGTTTACACGTCGGAAAAATTATCAAGGATATGGGGCAAGGGATTCGTAACAACAATGGACTTAACTCTTAAGTCCGCTGGCTATGTGGCCAGGTACATATTAAAGAAAATTAACGGAGGCAAAAAAGATGAGCACTACCAAAAGGTATGCGAGATTACCGGCGAAATTTACCCCGTACAACAAGAGTATTCAACCATGTCAAATCGACCCGGCATTGGAAAAGCATGGTGGGAAAACTATAAGGGGGATGTCTTTCCATCAGATGACGTTATTGTACTTTCAAGCAATAGCTACCATCATGTCCCCACCCCCAAATACTACGATACTCAGCTCGAACGCGAGAATCCATCGCTATACGAGAAAATTAAAGCGCGAAGGCAAACTTTCGCGTTAGAGCATATAAAAGATAATACGTTAAAAAGACTTAAAACCAGGGAAGTCTGTAAAAAAGCCCAGGTAGAAAATCAAAAGAGAAATACCATATGAAACACTACATATTCACAATCTATGACTCCAAAGCGAAAGCCTATCTTACCCCATTCTTCATTCATGAGGATGGTATGGCACTGCGAGTATTCGCAGACTGCATCAACGATACAACACACCAATTCGGGAAACATCCAGAGGATTATATCCTGTTTAACATAGGGTCATGGGAAGATGAAAAAGCAAAGTTTTCAACAAATATTCCCACAGCATTGGCAACTGGTATAGAATTGGTAAAACCTTCAGATCAACAACAGTTATTCGCAGACCCGCCATTAGGCGATTTAAAAGAGGTTAAATGAAAACTCCAGCTAATAGATCATCATCTCGTACTTCAGTAAGCCAGCATCAATTCAGTCAAGTACCCAAGGCAGAAATACCACGATCATCATTTGATAGATCAAGCCCCTACAAATGTTCATTTGACGGCGGATTCTTAATTCCGTTCTTCTGCGATGAAGCACTCCCGGGAGATACATTCTCACTAAATACTGCTGCTCTGGCGAGATTATCAACGCCAATTTTTCCAACGATGGACAACATGATGATCGAAACACAATTTTTCTCAGTGCCCAATAGATTACTATGGGATAACTGGAATAAATTTATGGGAGAACAAACGAATCCATCAGATTCAACGGATTTTACAATCCCGCAAATAGTATCCCCGGTAGGGGGATATCTTAACGAATCGATATACGATTACTTGGGAATACCAACGCTGATCGAAGGAATAAGCCACTCGGCATTGCCACTAAGGGCATTCCAATTAATTTATAATGAGTGGTACAGGGACCAGAATTTACAAGACTCATTACCGTTACCACTGGGCGATGGACCGGACTCAGAATCAACATATAAATTGACCAGGCGAGGGAAGCGTCTTGATTATTTTACGAGTTCTCTCCCTTTTCCGCAAAAAGGGGAAGCGGTATTATTACCGCTTGGAGACTCGGCGCCAGTGCTAGGAATCGGAAATAGTAATCTGGACCTGGGTGCGGCTACAGCTTTAACAATGAGGCAAACCGACCAGTCAACATCATTTGAACTAGGTTGGGAAGATAGGGATACTCCCGCAAGCGCTGCCGGAATGATGTCTATTCAGGTAGAACAGGGATCATCAGGATTCCCGAATATAAGAGCCGATTTAACCCAGGCCACGGCAGCAACAATAAACGAGCTAAGACAATCATTCCAGGTGCAAAGGCTCCTGGAACGAGATGCTAGAGGTGGGACAAGGTACATAGAAATAGTTCATGCCCACTTTGGAGTAACATCGCCAGACCTGAGGGCTACAAGACCAGAATATCTCGGTGGAGGCAGTTCGCCAATAAATATAACACCGATCGCACAAACAGGATTTACAGCGACGGATGTACAAACGGCCGATACTCCACAAGGCAATTTAGCCGGGGTAGGAGTAGGGCAATTTAATAATCATGGATTTACAAAATCCTTTACAGAGCACTGCACTATTATCGGATTAATATCCGTAAGGGCAGATCTAACATATCAGCAAGGCCTAAATAGAATGTGGAGTCGACTAACGAGGTTCGACTTCTACTGGCCGGCACTATCCCATATCGGCGAACAAGCCGTAAAAAATAAGGAAATATTCGCACAGGGAGTGGGCGATCCAACGGCAGACGAAGCGACGTGGGGGTTCCAGGAACGCTACGGCGAATACCGATATCGCCCCGGGCAGATATGCGGAAAACTGAGATCAAACGATCCGGTGACACTCGATGCATGGCATCTATCCCAGAACTTCCTCAGCTTGCCTGTATTGAACGATCTGTTCATAGAGGACAACCCACCCATAGACCGCATAATAGCGGTCCCATCAGAACCACACTTTATACTAGATGTATATTTCAGTCTTAGGTGTGCTCGCCCGATGCCGTTGTACGGCGTTCCGGGCATGATAGATCACTTCTGATGGGTCTTGGACTAGGGGTATTGGGTGGCTCAATAGCCAGCGGACTCTTCGGGAGAAGGTCCGCTGAAAAATCTATGAACTTCCAGGAAAGGATGGCGGGAAAAGCCCATCAAATGGAAGTAGCAGATCTGCGAAGGGCAGGATTAAACCCGATATTATCGGGAACAGGGGGACCCGGTGCGAAAGCATCCGGGGGGGCTATGGCCCCGACACCAGATTTCGCATCAAGCGCAATAGGCGCGGCGAAGCTACAAGCGGAAATCAAAAATATAGAATCGTTAACGTCGTTAAACGAGGCAAAAAAAGGCGCCATAGGCGGCGCAACAGGAGTGGGAACACGACTAGAACAATTAATGGATTATGTCGGTACAGGAACCGAAAAATTCATAAGAAACATACTAAATAAAATGGAAATGGATAGATCCGGTGTAACCGGAAACGTAAGTACTGCAAAGGGAATAATTAGGTCAATCAAACTAGGACCCTCGGGTAAGCCGAAGGGATATTGGAAAAATATACCAAAATGACTAAAGAAAAACCATTTACCATAAGGGCCGCATACGGCCCAAAAGAACGCCTGGGTGACATAGGTGA